GCCTTCGCTGCCGCGCCGCCCGCGCAGCAGCCGCGTCAGCGTGTAGGCGCCGGGCCCGGTCAGTTCGGCATTGACGAACTGCACGACCTCCCAGCCGCCGTCTTCGTTCTGGATCGCCAGCGCATTGGCGCCGCCATAGACCGCCATATCGGTGGCCGAACTGAGCGCGCCGTTGGTCAGCGTTACCTTGAGGCTGTTGACCATGTCCCAATGCCAGGGCGGCCCCGACCAGAAATCCTGCGCCACCACGCCGAAGCCGCACGCCTTCGTCAGCGTCGCGTCCGCCGCATAATTGTCGTCCGTGGCGCTGCGCAGCACCGCCACCGGCCCGGGCCAGGGATCGGCATAGGCGGCCAGCAGCGGCGCGCCGGTGTTCTGCGCCTCGGTCAGCCAGGGCAGGTCGAGGAAGAACAGCAGCACCCGCCCCGGCGGCGTCAGGGCCTGGCGCAGCGCCGGCAGCGATACGGGGCCGCTGCGGTCATAGAGGGACGGATCGGTGGCCACGGCCTCGATGGCGCGCGCGCCGGCATCGGCCACCGCGGTGAGGCGCAGGCGGCGCCCCCGCCCGCCCGCGCTCAGCACGATCTCATCCGCCGGTTCCAGCGCTAGGCGCGACGGCGGCAGCGCGAAGCCCGCGCTTTCGCGCATCACCCAGGCATCCTGCAACAGCCGTTCGCCGATCGCCGCCGCCTGGCCCTGGTCCATCACGATGGGCAGGCTGGAACTGGCGACGCGCAGCGAGGCGCCGGTCAGCCGCCGCGCCACGACGCTGCCGGCGGCATAGTCGCGCGCGCCGTCTATATAAGTGAGATGCGAGGCCTGGGGCAGGTCGCTTTCCTGGACGCGGGCAAGGCGGACGCACGCGGCGGCATCGTCCGGCAACACCAGCGCCTCTTCGCCGATCGCCGCCGCCGGCGCGGTCCCGCGCATGACGAAGCGCAAACCGCCGCCGCTCTCCACCGCCTCGAAGCCGAACGCCGTGGCCAGCGGCGCCAGCGCGTCGCGCGGACTGAGCGTATCGGTGACGGCATAGCCGGTGACCAGGCCATCCAGCGCCGACACGTCGCAGGCGGTGAAACCGGCGCGCGCGCACAGCGCCGCCACCAGGCCGGCCAGCGGCACCGCGCCCAGCCGCCCGTTCAGCCAGTGGCCATATTGCCAGTTGGGCGCGTCGCCCCAGACCTCGGCCAGGGCCGGAAACCAGGGATAGGGCCGCGCGTCCCAGCACCAGATGAGGCTGCGCTCCAGCATGGCCGCGCCGGTAAGCGGCGATACCGGATTGTTGGCCGCCTCGGCCCAGAAAGCGGCGTGCGCTTCCAGGAAGCGGCGCTGCATCAGGTCGTCGCGCCCGGCGTCGGAAAACCAGGGCAGCGCGCTTTCGCTCGATTTGGGATCGTAAAAGACATTGGGCTGGTTGGCGCCCTTGTCGATGGCGGGACAGCCCAGTTCGGTGAAGACGATGGGCTTGGCCGTGGGCACGAAGGCGGTGGCCGTGGCGCTTTCGCCGCCGTCTGGCCGGTCATAGTGAAGATTGCTCCACCAGTTCCAGATATCCTTGGCCCGCCAGACCCAGGGCTTGCCCAGGCCGTCGGTGATGGGCGTGCGCGTCTGGCTCAGCCGGTCGGCCGCGCCGGCATAATACCAGTCGTGATCCTCGCCGCCGCGAATATTGCCCTGAAGATAGGCGCGGTCGTAGATCGACGCGGCCAGCGCCGCGTCCAGATGTGTATCGCCGTCGCGCCAGTCGGCCAGCGGCAGGTAATTGTCGATGCCGATGAAATCGATATTGGCGTCGGCCCAGAGCGGGTCGAGGTTGAAGCGCAAGGCGCCGCCGCCGGTCTGGTGGGCGTTGTATTCGCTCCAGTCCGCGCCATAGGAGAGCCGCGTGCCCGTGCCCACGATGGCGCGCACCTCGGCGGCCAGCGCCGTCAGCGCCGCCACGGCGGGATAGGTGGCATCGTCGCTGCGCGCCCGCGTCAGCCCGACCAGTTCCGAACCAATCAGGAAATCGTCCACCCCGCCGGCATCGGCGCAAAGCCGGGCATAATGCAGCACCATGCGCCGCCAGCCCCAGGCGCCGTTGAAGAAGGCATCGATCTCCTCCGCCACGTCCGCCGTGCGGTCGGCGGCTGCGGGCACGATGCGGCCGCGCCAGGGATAGGCTGCCTGTTCGCTGCCGCCCTGGGGATCGGGCAACGCATTGCCAGCCGGAATGTCCATGAAGAGGAAGGGATAGAACAACACCCTGAGGCCGCGCCGCTTCAGTTCCTGAATGGCGGCGGTGACGGATGCGTCGCTGGGCGTGCCGCCATAGGCGGGGCGGCCGTCGATCATGCTGACCAGGTGCGCCTCGGCACGCGCCAGCCCCGCCACGCTCCAATCCTCGGGATAGGTGGTCTTGCGCGTGGCCTCGACGCCGGGGCGGATGGCGATGGTCCCGGCGCGCAGATCGTCGCCGAACCAGCCCACCACCAGCGCCACCGTGTCCAGGTTGGGCGCCGCCGCCTGCAAATCGTCCAGCGAGGCGACCAGGTCGGTGACGCCGCCTGTGCCATGGACATTCTGCGAAACGCCGCCGCCCGCGCCATCATCGGCGGCGACCGGCTGGGTGGCATAGACGAATTCGCCCGCGCCGGGGATCAACGCCACGCCGGTCAAGCGGCTTTCCAGATCGTCCGCGCCCGGCAGCGGGCGGAAGACCTCGAACTGCAACTGGGGAATGCGGTTGCCGAATTCCGCCAGCGCCATGTCCTCGAACACGAGATAGCAGAGGCCGCGATAAGCCGGCGCGTTGGCCGCGCCTTCGATCTCGGCGATGGCGGGGTCGGGCGTTTGCGTCTCGCCGCCGTCATGAAAGCGCCAGGTGAAACGCGACAGGTCCAGCAGCGTGCCGTTGGCCCAGACCCGGCCGATCCGGGCGCAAACGCCTTCGCACAGCCCCACCGCGAAGGAGATGGAATAGGCATAGTCGGTCTGGGTGACGCTGAGCGCCGGCCCGCCCTTGCCGCCCTGCGATGTGGTGGCGGTGCTGACGCTCTCGCGGAAATTGCTGGCCCAGAGCACCTGGCCCGCCAGCCGGGCGCGGCCATACACCGCCGGAATCGGCGCGCCTTCCTGCGACGCCTGTAGCGTCAGGTCGCCGGCGCGCGCCCCCGTCCGCGCGATGTGGCGGCCCGGCGTCAATGCCGTGTCGATGGCGCTGCCCGCCAGCGCCCCCAGGGCGCCGCCGATCTGCGCGCCCGTGAGCGTGGCGCCCAGCACCGAAAAGCCGTCGCCCAGCAGCGCGCCGCCGAGCGCACTGCCCGCGACGCCGAGAAGAAGGGATGCCATGGATCAGACCCGAAAGAGATAAGCCAGCCGCGCCCGCCAGAAGGACGAAAAAGCTTCTTCCCGCACCGCCCGGTTCTGGCGGGCATGGATCAGCGTCAATACGCCGTCCCGTTCCGCCACGATGCCGCAATGGCGGGCCGGCCCGCGCGGCGCCATGCGGAACAAGGCGACATCGCCCGGCTTGATGGTGTCCAGCGGCACCGCCGTCAGGTGCCGCGCCAGCCCGTCGCGCAGCGTCTCGGCGCCGCCCGCGCCCCAATCGGGGGCATAAGGCGGCACGGCTTCCGGCTCGGCCCCATGGCATTCGCGCCAGACGCCGCGCAGCAGGCCCAGGCAGTCGCAGCCCACGCCGCGTCGGCTGGCCTGGTGGCGATAGGGCGTGCCGATCCAGCCGCGCGCCGCGCCTATAATAAAGTGCGGGTCAGTTGCCATAGCGGCTGCCGCCATCCAGCACCTGCCCGGCGGCGGGCGCCGCCAGCACCGCGTCATTGCCGGGCATGTGGGGAAAGCCCCGGAAATTGATCGTGTTGGCGAAGCGGTCGCGGCAGGTGGCGAATGTCTTGTCGCAGCCCGGCGTGACGGTGAAGCCGTCGCCCGCCGCCACCGCCGCGCTCATCGCCTGCCACAGTTCGATGGTGACGCTGCCGCCATTGACGCCATGGCGCTTCACGTCCATGCCGCGTCCGGTATTGGCGCCGGCGGTGAAAGTGAGTTTGCCGCCGGTGAAATCGCCCGCCGCCGCCTCCAGCCCGCTGACGGTGAAGCGCCGGGCATCGAAGACGGTGGCGACCGTGCCGGCGCTGGGGCCCAGCGCCACGGTGCAGCGGGCATCGCCCAGGTCGGCATCGCACAACCGCCCGAAGGCGCGTCCCACCGGCTGGTTCAGTTGCTGCGCCAGGCCGCGCAGCTCGGCCTGGAAGGCGGCGCCCTGGCGCGTGACATCGCCCAGCGTGCCGGCCTTCATCAGCACGCGCTGGCGCACCTCGGCCCAGTTGACGCGCCACAGTTGGAAAGCGGCATTGTCGTAAAGCCCCGCCGCCAGGTCGTTCTCGTTCAGGGCGGCGGCGGACAGCGCCCCGGCCAGGGTGAGATTGTCGACGGCCAGCCCCAGCGCCGCCTGCACCTCGCTGGCGGTGAAGCCGCTGGCGGCCTCGAACGCGACGCCGCCGAACGTCAGCGTCCGGTCATGGTCGGTGAAGCCCATCACCACGCCATCGGCGCGGGTCAGTTGCCAGCACCAGCATAGGGTGGTGGCGCCGCCGTCGAGATGGGCCTGCATGCCGTCGGGAAGGGTCTTCACAGCAGGATTTCCACCAGCGGAATCGAAGCGACCTCGCCCAGCGCGATGCTGGCCAGGTTGACCGAGAGCGTGTCGGTATCGAAGCGCACCGGCGTGTCGAACAGAAAGCCCGCCGTCAGCGCCGCGCCCTGCGCGGGCGCGGTGTCGAAGGTGACAAGCCCGGTCGCGGCATCGACGCCGAAGCCGCCGTCCAGCGCCACGCCGTCCGACGCCACCAGCACGCTGCCCGCCACCGGCTTGACGATGTCGCGGACATAGGCGGCGGCGGTGTCGGCATAGGCTTTGCGCAATTGGAACGTCCGCGCCGCGCCGTCGCCCAGGCCCAGCACCTGGTCGGTGGCGGCCGGGACGCCGCCCGGCCTGCAACTTTTGCAGTCGGCGAAATCCTTGAAGCGGAAACCGGTCAGCCGCCCCGCCCGCGCCTCGAAGAAGGCGATCACGGCGGCGAGATCGTCCAGCGTCCGCACGCCCGAGCCGACATCGTAGCGCCGCCGCGAGCCCGCCCATACCGCGTTGCGCTCCTCATGGCCGCTGCCCAGGGTGACGATCTCGGTGCGCCGTCCCGGCCCGCCGGTGGAATGGAAGGCGATGGCCAGCGGAAAGCTGACGTCATGAAAAGCCGTCATAGATTCCGCTGCCCCTGCCCCACCGCCTTGGCCAGCAGCGCCGCCACTTGCGATTGCGATTTGAGAAAGCTCTGCGCGTCGGGGGTGGTGATGTTCACCGTCACCTGCGCGCGTTGCGGCGACAGCGCCGCATGAGCGGTGATGGCGCCGTTGCCGGCGGGGGTGAAGAGTTCGGGCCCCTGCTCGCCCACCAGATAGCTCTGGCCCGCCGCGACCGGCCCGCCCAGGGCGCGCGCGCCCGCGACCGGCAACAGCGAACCGATGACGGAACTGACCAGCCCCTCCACCGGCTTGGCGATGAACTGGCTGGCGGCGATGCGGTCGAAATCGGCCAGGATCGCGGCGGTCAGCTGGCTCATCGAGGCGCGGCCCGACTCGGCCGCCCGCGCGATGGTGGCGGCCACGGCGTTGAAGCTGCGGTTGACGGCGCTTTCGATGCTGGCCGCCGAAGCCGCGAAATCGCCCAGGCCCTGGGCGGCGGCGCCGCCGGACATGTCGGGATCAGTCATGCTGTTTGTCCGGATAGAGACAGAGAAGCTCGTCGAGGCCGCCGCGGCTCAGCACCGCCGGCGCCGGCGGGAAACGCGCCTCGCACAAGGCGCGCCATTCCGGCAGCGAGAGGGCCCAGAAATCGCGTGGGGTGAGGCGCATCATGCCGAGGCCGAGGCCGATGACGCGCCGCCAGGAAAAGGGCCGCCCTGGCCCTCCGCCGCGCCGCCCAGTCCGGCATTGTTGCCCCCGGGCCGAAGGCCCGCACTGTCAAAGGCCGCCGTCACCGCGGCCACGATTGCGCCCAGGCCGCATTCCAGGCGCAGCACCTCGGCGGGACAGAGGTCATGGCCGCCGCCGCGCAGCAGCGCCGCCGCCACGATGGCCAGGTCGGCCGCGCGCGGGCGCGCCAGGCGGGCGCCGACGGCGGACAGGTCCGCCAGCCCCAGCCCGTCCTCGATCTCGGCCAGGGCGCCCAGCGTCAGCAGCAGGCGGTAGGACCGCCCGCCCGCCAGCAAGGCCGCTTCGCCGCGCGCCGCGTTCTTCAACATCGCGGGCGCGCTCATCAGGCGCCCGCGAAGCTGAGGGCGCCGGCCGACGCCAGCGACAGCGAGATCTTCACTTCGCCGTCATAGGGGCCGTCATATTGCAGCGCCGTGATCTTGAACGCCCCCTGCACCGTGCCGAAGCTGGGGATCACCACCTGCCAGTTGGGCGCGGTGCCGGCGAAGAACGCCGCGCGCAACGCCGCGTCCGACGCCGCATCCTTGAAGACGCCCGAGCCGGAGATGCTGGCGCTCTTGATCCCGTCCGCCAGCAGCTCGCGCCAGCCTTCGGCGGAATCGGCGTTGGTGACGTCGATGCTGGCGGAATTGAAGGCCAGGGTGCGGGCTTTCAGCCCGGCCACGGCGGTGAAGCTTTCGGGATCGCCGCCGTCGCCGATCTTGAGCAGAAGGTCGCGGCCGCG